GTGCAGAAGCACCGACCAAAGCAAGACTAAAAACACCAACAAATTGATTAGCAGAAGGGATGTATTGATCTTTGAAATCGACCGGCTCATACAAGGTAATGCACTCTGTCCCATCTAAACGATGTCCTACCACGATTTCAAGCTTCTTTGCATTTCTGTAATCGCCCCTGCGCTGGTCTTTCGAGCCGGGACACTCTGGTATGACTATCTTTTTCTTTTCTTTCGGTAATTCTGGTCTTATCGTTGGTTCTGGAGTTGTTTCATTATTTTCTTGTCTTTTTTCTTGTCCTTTTGATTCTACGATTTCTATCTTTCTCCTGTCATAGAGTAAAGGTTTAAAGGTTGGCATTGATCCATATGGACAAGAAATCATTGTTCCTCTTGGATCATCATTGTATAAAGCAGTATTTTTAGGCGAGGCATCTCTGTGATACCTTACACATCCGGGTAATTTTATAGATGGTGGAGGTATATTTAAAACTTGATAAGGAGTATGTAATGGTAAATCTATTTTTATTTCTGGTATAGAAATATTAGGAATTTCAATCGTAGGCATTTCTTGGTAAATACACTTCTACTAAGCTAAAACATTTTGGACAAGATAAATTTGTCACCATAGAATATTCTGCGTTATCTTCAATATCTTCATCACCACCCCAAATTAATTCTGACTTACAATGCCAACAATTCATTTTTTTAATGGTAATGGTAATGATTTGCCAGTTGTATTTGGTAGCGCATTGTCAAGAATATCTGGCATAAGTTCTTGCACGTTTTCAAGAACCTGATTGATCATTTTTGCCTTAAATTGTTCGCTGGTCACATATTTGTATGTGAAGAATCCACCTCCTAATATTCCTAAGATAAGAACTGTAGATAAGATAGAAAGATAGTTACAAATTTTTTGAAACATGATTAAAGAAGCATTAATTAAGGCAAGCGTACCTATAACATTTATGGTGCTTTTTTTAATTATAGGTTTAGCACCTCTTTATGTCATGTATGGGATTATTGATAGAAATATACCTATTAAGTCTAAATAATTTGAGTATTAGGGTTTAGGAAAATAATCTTTTACTTTTTTTACAGCCAAATACCAAGTGCCTGTTTTAGCTGTATCTCCAAGCTTACCAGAATCAATATCATGCCAAAGCATATCAAGTTGATCTCCTATAGATGCGTAGGGAGGCTTATCTTCATTAATACTTGTAGTCCTTTCTACTTGATATAAATTAGCAGAAGCATCTGCATTTAATTTAGTAATTGATGCTTTTACTTTTTCATCATCTAGCTCTATTTCGTTCATATCTTTATCAAAAGCACCTTTCTCATCATCCAAAAAAATAACTTCTGGATAAGCATCACAAACTGCTAAATAATTATAAGGTGGTAGATAAATGCTCATTGCATAAAGCCCCAAGTAGAAACTAAATATTTTATTCCCCCTATTGGAGGATTTCCCCTATGCGTATGTGTATATGCAGCAGGGTATATTAATACTTTACCAACTTCTGGAATAATTTTCTTGTCATAATACTTAAATTCAGTTTCACCATTAGTAAAATTATCGTTTAAATATATTTGGATGACCAAAGTTCTATAAATATTATGTATATTGCTTTGTTCGCAATGCCAATCAAAAAAACCACCATGCTCTGGAATTTTTTTAAATTTAAGACAATTTATTAAAAATTTATTATTTTTAAGAACACTATATTCTTCTTTATAATGATTTACGCAATATATAATTTTTGGATAAATATTATTTAAAGAAAAGGTATTTATTGGATGAGTAAAATTATCTGCTGTATTAAATGTATGATGTTTAACATTCATACTGGTATATTTATCTTCGTCAATTAATAAAGAATTTTTTTCTAAATCTAATATGTAATTAATTATTTCTTGACACTGTTTATTAGAAAAAATGTCAAAATATTCAATTATAAAATCATGTTTTTTATGTTTTATATTATAATTTTTTGTTTTATTAACGTCATAAACATTTATCAAGCCCTAACCTCCATCGCAATAATAGATGATGGTGCTTGAGAACCACCACTATAATTTCTTCCATGAAATAACCAATGTTGATAGTTAGAACCGTTTGGTCTTCTAATTTCTACTTTATAATTTTGGTTTGATGTGGAGTTTGGACTATGCAAATAAGAATGACTAATAACTCCAAGCCTGTCATCTCTGCCGTTTAAAGTTCCTGTTACCTGTGTAAAACTATTACTCCCCAACATACCTAAGTTTGTAGGGTCACTTGGAATAATGTCAGTTGTGTTATTAGCTTGGTTGCCTTTAAATATTTCATTTCCATTACATTTAAGCATTGCTTCAACCATATTATTTAAAGAATCATCACTACTAGCACGAGTTGAGCAATATACATGAAAAGTAACTAATATTTTACTGTTTGATGCTGTAGGTGTAATATTTAAATTTAAACCAGTATCAATCCAACTGTTGTAATATCTAAAGACCCAAGCACCTTGTTTTACATTACTTTGTACTTGAGCAATTTTTGACGCTGCTGGTGCTGATGATAAAGTACCACCACCACCAGAAAAAATTATTGGCATTTTACCAAGATACTCCAGTAGCTTGTACTGGTGTGTTAATTAAATCTATTTCTGCCTTTAAAACTGCTTCAATAGCTGCAACTTCAGTTGAACCTAAAGAATTTTTAACCCAAGTAATCATTGTTGCCTGATCTGGTGTTTTTTTTGATGTGTCATAAGCAATAAACTCTGAAGGTAAAGAGCTTGGTTTTTTGTATGTTACCTCTCCTGTATGCCTTGCTTTTTCTTCTGTGCCATCCATCCCTTTAACTCGATAAACGACATTAGTGTAGTAACCATCAGCAACATCTCTTTTACAAGCAGTGCCGTTTATTTCCCATGTATAAGTAATAGCCATGACAATAATACTTTTTAATATTAGTGTAACTTTATTGTACTATCTTTTCAACTTTTAAACTATTCTGTTATTTTTGATTCTAATGATGCGACTTTTGCTGCAAGTTCTTTAATTGCTTCAACTAATACTGCCGTCACACCAGAGTAATCCATACTATACCTATCACACCAACCATTTTCTAAAGGCACATTTTTTTCTCCAGAATCTAATATTAATTGTGGAAGTAAAGGTATAACTTCTTGTGCAATAAATCCAAGTTTTTTACCATTATCCATTGACATATGTGTTTGTGGATCTAATTCTCTATTTACAAATTGAAAGCTAACTCCTCTCATTTTTGTAATTGTATCTAAAGCATTTGTAATCGTTGCAATTCCAGTTTTTCTTCTTTCATCAGATGACAAGCCTGATCCATCAGCAACTAGGTTTACACTAAAATCAGCACCAGAACTAGCTGGGTAACTTGCATAACTTCTATTCCAGCCATGAAATCTAAATGTACCTTGATCGGTGTCACCTTCTGTGTTTTCATTAAACACATGAATACCCGGCTGTCCTGTCCAACTTCTATCAATAGCGATACCAGCACAACCAAAAGCAACTCCACCTCTCATCCCTTCTGTGCCAGCAGCAGCACCATTATTGCCAGCACCATTACCAACAATCTTCAACCATGAACGGTTTGCACCAACATGAAGGTTAAATTCTAAGTTTCCATATAAACCACTATCAGTAAAACATTTTATCTGCCCTTCACCATAATCACCGCCATCTAGAATTGCATTACTAGCACCAATACCAAAAACTATTCCAGTTTTACCACCAGCAGCAGTGCCGGGATTCTGCAATGATAAATATGCCCCAACACCTCCAGAGTTGGTGTGCAAAAATTTATGTTCTTGACCATTGTATTCAACACCATACGATTGAGTTCTTATTCTTATTGAGTTGTCGTAATATAATTCTGCTGCTCCGTGTGAAAGAAATTTAGCAGAATATTCATTACTTACAGGTCTTAAATAAATATGATTTGAACCATCTCCTGTCACCATTAAATGATTATTGGCATAGGTGATGTAATTATACGTATTGTGAAAAAGATTTAGATCATTTGAATTACCTAAGTGAATTTTTTCGTTATCGCCTGCAAACAAATACCCATAAAATCTATTTCCACCACTTAATGTCTCAAACTGTTTACTATGGTCATAATATAGTTCTGTAGATCCGTTTGGTCTGCCTACAAGATGAAACTCTCCATTTATAGTTTTTAAATAAAAAACACCTGTATTGTTTTGTATAACACTATTCGTTCCATCGTGAAAAATTTGTAGGTCTTGAGAATTTCCAAGTGTTATTTTTTTATTATCATCAGCTTCATAATTTCCTGTAACAACAAGTCTACCTGTAACTCTTGCCCCATTTGACAAGGTATCTAACTTTTTACTCGCATCATAATATAGTGCTACAGATCCGTTAACAGTACAATCTACTGCTAGTTCACTATCATTTGTTCGGAGTTTTACATCCGCTATACTTTGAACAAAAAGATCATTAGTTAAATTTTTAATAACACTAGATACACCATCATGATATAGTTCTAAATCTTGACTATGCCCAATACGAATTTTTTCGTTATCAAGCATATATAAATCACCAGAAGTTTCTATATCTCCTGTAATGTAAACACCAGCATTTTTTGTATGAAACTTTTTACTGCCGTTAAAATAAAGTTCAACAGCAGAATCTTGAAAAAATCTTGCTAAATGCTCGTTTTCAGCAGCATTTGTAAAGCTTATTGAATTGCTTTTTAAAATTAATTCACCTGTGCCTGTATCTGCAATGTAAGATGCGCTTCCATTATGATAAATTTGTAGGTCATCACTATCTCCAAAAGAAACTATGCGACTATCTCCAAGTTTTAAATTACCTGTTAATAAAGCTCCATAAGTTGTGGTCTCAAGCTTCTTTGAGTTGTCGTAGTAAAGTTCAACTGATCCATCATCAATAAATTTTGCCATGGTTTCATCATTGCCATAACTTATAAAATGATGAGTTGTAGCTCTGTATCTAATTTCATTAGGAGAAAGAAATTGTAACGTACCTGTATTATTACCAATTACGCTTTCCGAACCATCGTGATAAATTTGTAGATCACTACCTGTACCGAGTCTTATTTTTTGGTTATCAACTAGATCTACGTTAGTGGCGAGATCTATTCCAGTTATAGTACCGTTCTTAATACCATTAGTACTGATTTGTGTAAGTGCCATTTACCCTCCTTCTAATGTTTCGAGTCTAGCAATAACTTCTTGTAATGCTTTTGTTAAATATGCCACAAGACCAGTTGTATTAACTGAATACCCACTTGATTTTTCATCTTCTTTATATTCAGTCCCTTTAACTAAATCTGGGATAACTGTTAGTACTTCTTGAGCAATAAAACCACTTTCACCTTTTGCGTCTTCGTCTTCAATTACATTTCCATCTATATCAACTTCTTTTTTCCAATCAAAATTTACTGGTCTTAACTGTTTAATTTTACTTATTGCACCATCTGCTATTGATACTATATTTTCTTTAAATTTTGCATCTGATGTATCATTTAAGTTGCCACTTACAACACCATTTGAAGCTATTGTAAGTCTAACAGGCATATTTCCATTACCACCTGTTCTAAATTGCATCTGTCCATATTCTCTAAAAGTTGTTGTATTTTCATTAGATATTGTTGAACCATTATTATTAGTTGAACCTCTAAAAATTATTGCGTGATGTATATCTGCGTGTTGCATTATTGCTGTATTTTGTGATGAATTTTCAAATATTTTTGTGTTATCACCTATCCTTACTCCTCTAGTTTCAGTATAAAAAACTCTATCGTTATCTCTATATAGCTCTACACTTGAATTGGCATTAGCAATTAACATCTGTTCACCAGAGCTACTTTGTAGCTTTATGGTGTTGCCTTTTATATGCAGTACATTTGTATAGTTATGAATGTATGAGTGACTTCCGTCATGGTACAACCTCATATCCGCACTAGCTCCCAGACGGACTTGATAATTGTCTTGCCATTCTGTATGTCCAGTAACATTATCATCAGTATTTGATCTTATAAAGCTTGAAGCGTGTAAGTTATCTACTGTATCTGCATTTGTAGCACTAGAAACTGCACCTGATATTCTTGAACCAGATATACTTCCGTTACTGTCAATAACAGTTGTTCCACTAACCTTAAATCCACCATCAGCCCTCATAACTAAAGGAGTATAAACACCATTACTAAATTCACTATTATTATTTAATCTTAAATATCCATCATTATAATCTGCTGTTAAAGCTGCTCTATTATTGAATGATATACCTCTTCCATCATTAGTAGCAGCACCAGAAAAATTTAAAGTATCTATCGAGGTACTAGGCATAGTTAAAATGCCGTTATAGGTATCATTTGTATCTGACCTTAAGAAACTGCCAGAACTAACTCCATCTAAAGTATCGGCATCTAATCCACTTCCTGACCCATCTACTGTTTTTAAAAGATTTAAAATTTCTGAAGCGGATTGATCGGCTGTTGCACCATTTTCAACATTTATAAATGTTCTTATTGCACCAGCAGAGCCATGTCTAATGTAATTATCATTTCCTGTCTCTACCATCACTTTCGTAACACCAGAACTTACATCATTAGCCGTTGTATTAAAGTAATTAGCAAAGATATAACCAGAACTATGTCTTTTAACAATAGTGCTATTTGAAGCACTTACACTTGCATTAGAACCGTCTAAAAGGTCAGCATCAAGTCCAGACCCGCTACCGTCTACAGTTTTGATTAATGTAAGTATTTCACTTGCAGATTGGTCTGCGGTTGCTCCAGACTCTATTCCGTTTAATTTACTATGATCTGCATTTGTAAAATTATTATCTGTTTGTGATGCAACAGAAAAATCTAATGTGCCATCACTATCTTGATATGTGACAGTAATACCAGATTCAGTGT